GTAGCAGAGCTCTGAGTTAGGTATGTTGAAGAAGCTGTTGTGGTGCTTAAAAATGTATCTGAATTAAGACCATCTAATAACTCTGAATCAGCAGCTTTCTCATTTTTGTAAAGATATGTTGCAGCAGCAGAAGATGCGGAGAGATAATAAACACCTTCCTGACCGTCTAGCTTATCAGAGTCAAGAGCATAGGTAGCAGTTGAGATAGTACCAGTAATGCTTGTAATAGTAGCCGTTGATACAAATAAGTCTATTGCTCTAATCGTACCTGTAGCATATAAGAGTATATACTTAGTACAATTTGATATTAAGGATGCTGTAGTAGTATCACCGTCTACAAGGTAGACGTTTCCCCTATAATTCCACTCAGTGCTTGGTACTGTTGTACTAGGTACAACAGAGTTCCACTGCACGTCATAATAATCTGCATATAGTCTTAATGGTATTACTAGTAACAAAGCTAATATTATCTTTTTCATTTTTTACCCCTTACTTTAATAGTTCGGTTAATATCTCTATCTTTCCTTTTAAGGAATTAAGAACAGCGGCGCACTTCTCTTGTGCTGATTGTAATTGTTTTAAATTTTGATGGTGCTTCTCATACTCTGTTGTTGCCTCGTCTAATTTCTTTTTAATTAAATCCTTCATAGTATGTTACCCTCCTTTAATACTTGAATCAAAGCGTTTAACTTCTCTGCATCGGTCTTTGTTATATCATTAATTATCTTCTTAGCGTCTTGAATATCCTGAGTTCTTTGTGCAAGCAAAGCCTGCTTTTGAGATTTTTCTGCGGTAATTGATGCTTCAATTGCGTCTATTTCTTCCTGGGTTTTCTTAATGATTTTATTATCTACACATTTAAAATGATGCAAGGGGAGATATTGTTTATAATCCAATCCCTCAATATCGATTTCTATCTGGTTTTCTCCTGCTGCAAGATGTGGCTTTTTTATCTCAAGCAGTTTACCATCCTCGTCGAATACCTTGGTAATTATGTTGAGCGCCTTTATCTTCTCCCCTCTTTCATGATCTTTAGTATTAGCAATAAATCTAATATATTTCTTTTCCATAATCTCTCCTCTATTATGCTGTATAAAATATGACTATATCTGCAGTATCACCTGAACCATAAGCAGCATCATAATAATTAACACTTAATGAATCTCCAATAATTCTAGCATCAACACCCTGAAGATCAGCATCAGTAGCTGTAGTATGTCCATCTGCGTTCGCACTAGTTGCATGACCACATTCTACCAATCCCTTAATTTTAGATTCATCAGTAACATAACTTACGGAATCAGGTGAAGTTCCATCTAGGCTTATAATAACAACATCCCACCTAAGAACTTCATTTCCCCCAGGAGCTATTCCACCATTTGCTAATATTAAATCTTGATTAGCATCAAATCGTCCTGCAAGAGTTCCACCAGTAAAGAATGCAATATTATCAGCCGAATCTTCTTGTATATATGTATGAGTTCCACCATCTAGCCATAATTTTTTAGATGCATTGACCCACAACCCTGTTGATATTATTCCTGCTGTATTGGAAGCTCCTGCATAAAAAGAAATTTGATTTGCGAAATCCTCCAATATATATGTGTCTCCTCCACCGTCCAAAAATATCTTTTGTGTTGCTTCTATTCCAATGCCTGCCTCTACCACAAATAAACTTTCTGTATTATTCGCTACAAATCTAATTTCATCGTTCGTTTTTTCATAAATATATGTGTTATTTCCACTATCTAAAAATAATTTTTTGGCCGCCTCAATCGTTATATCTTGATTCGATGTTATTGTTAATCCCAGTGCTGCACCTGCATAAAAATGTATAAAATTGGCTATGCCTTCAACTATATATGTATCTCCGCCGCCGTCTAAATATAGTTTTTTAAGAGGGGCAATATATAAGTCATCACTAAAAGTTTTTACTCCTGCAATTGCAATATCATTCGTTAATAAATCTGATCGTAGATTATTATAGGATGATGCTAAAATATCTGCACCTGCGATAACATCTGCACTTAGTATTGCCATAATTCCTCCATAAAGTTACGACACTGTAATCTCAATCTCTACTGTTAATGTTTCATTACTTGTCTTGGTAAATGACGTTGCAAAGTCAGCGTATTCCATCATGGTTCCTGAATTAGCAGCTCCTGTGGCATCTTCTCCAAATAGCGCAAATTTAGTAATTGTTCCATTTGCTTCTGACTCTGTGTAAAAAAATTCTAAATGAGCAATTGCACCAGACTCACTTGATACCGCTGTAAGCTTTCTTTCTGTCTCATTTTCCATCTGCACATCTGATATTAGAGGAGTTGTTACCCCCGAACCAACCGCCCCATAGGTAACCGCTCCTTCATTGCTTAATGATGCTACATTCGCAAATCGTCTAGCGACTGCTCTTAAGCCTACTGTAGGAATCAGATTATGATTCCATTCTCCAGTCCATTTAATCTTACCTGTCTTAGCATCTCTTAAGATAGGCCTGATTCTTCCTTGAATTGTAATAACACTTTTAAATTCTTTTTTCATATTATCCCCATGAAGCTTTGTTCCACTGCCCTTTTCCTGGTGTAGTCCCTGCATCGTTCGACCATTTATAAGGATCAGTAGTTGTATTTCGTCTTGACTCGGTTGGAACCGCGTCTGTTACGGTAATAGATTCATCCTGCGCAACTTTGAGTCTATCTAATATCTCGTCAGTTCTCTCAAATACTTTTTTACCATTCTCATAGAGATATAGTAAAAACTCAGTAAATCCCTTTAACGTAGTGGCAACAGAAACCTCATAGGTGAAATTACCCATTCCCAAAGATGTAGCAGAGACCTGTTGTATCATATAAGAAGCGTTAATACCTCTTGTAGGTATGTTTATTAATAACCTTTGTCCTGATTTATAACCATACTGTGTGGTCATAAATGATCCCTCTATTAGCGGGTTGGAGTATTGATTAATCTCTGACTGTCCCCTTGTTCTTGCCTGATCTTTAGTTTCTATCTTATCGTCTACTACAAGAGGAGCTTCGTAAACTCCATCCCCTCCCTCGTATTGTTTCATTAGTGCAATGCTGTCCTCATCTTCTACATACGCAAGAATTGGCTTTTTATATTTGTATTTTATCCGTATCTTATCTCCGGCGCTTAAGGTAGCTAGGTCTGAGTTCTTGATGACCTTCTCTGAGACATTGATAACAAAATCAGTTCCTGAAGTATCGATATTATCAATACCTAAAGTTTTAGAAACGTATCCACCTCCAGAATCTACCTCAACTGTGATAGGAGCAAAGGGTTCATAATCAAGATTGAAAGACGTCTGTTCTCCGTCCGCATCTCTTACCTGAGGATATAATACTGAAAATTCATATCCGCCTCTAACAGTAATGGCGTTTCTTAAATCTTGCTTTAAGATAGTGAATATCAAATCTTTATAGTCTCCAGACAATGAATCTTCAGTTAAATCATAAGGAGCAGAATAAGTCTCTTCCTGAAAAAAGTGTATATTCTTTTCGTAGTCTACATACCAATCATACCCGGTAAGCTCCGCAAGCTCTGATAGACAATCGAACGAGTATTTATAATTAAACGAAATGTAATCAATCGTAGGGCCATCCTGCACATGATATGTGCCAAGAGTAGGGGCATAGGTCGCTATAAAGTCTTTAATAATGTCTCCCGCTGTTTGACTTTCATATACCTCAACAACTTGTTTTCTATTTAGATCCTGAGTAAAGTCTGTGCATGTGATCATGTATGTATATTTGCCTACAGTCAATCGTTGCTGTGGCACTTCGTCTATCCTTCCCCCGAATACAAGCACAGGTATTGAGGTTGCTGTTCTCCTATAGAATATCAATACCTCTTGTCCTACTGTAGGTTTATTTCCTCCAGCCGAATCTATTATGGATAACGTGCATGTATTAACCTCTTTTGTCAATACATCAACAATATTTAAAGGCTCTGTCTTTCCCACCAGGGAAGTCTTGTCTTGTCCATTAATTAATACAGTTATACGTTCCATATCAATAGGGTCTCCTGCGCTAGCAAGGACTACCCATGTACTTCCAAGACGTATATATGCAGTAGCAGTGCTTGGTTTAATCCAAACCCTGCCTGTGTATACTGATGTAGGAGTCTCTTCTACTATTAATCTTGCATCCATAGTTTATGTCCCTGTAATAGGTATCCAATCGAATATATATAAATACGCCTGTTGTATACTCTCTTTAATCCAAAACCATCCGGGCATATTAACTGTAGGAGTTGTCTCGCTTACTATAACGTTGATATAATGCACATCTGCATCTGTCTCTGCTATATAAGATCCACCCCCTACAAACGCTGTCCACGCGTTAATCCAAATATATCCTTCATAAGATGATGTGCCTATCGGCTTAATCCAGATGTCTCCAAGCGCAGGACTTGATGGGGCTGTTGTATTAACTGTTATCTCTCTATAGTATATTATCATCTTATCTTCCTATTTCTTCTAACCTTTTTAGTTATCTCATTCCCTATAATCTCGGCCATTCGCCTGGCCTCTGCTATAGTTCCTAAAGGATGACTAATAGTAATATTATTAACGATATCTCCGCCACTTGTCCCAATACTTTTCCGACCTAAGAATTGTTCCCCTCCAAGTGCTTGTACAAGCACTGGTTGCCC